CTTCACTTTCTTCTTTAACGCCTAGTAAATTACGGAAGGTTTGATATTCAACTTCAGGAGCGGTGCCAAGTATTTCTACTTGTGTAGGTGGCTCATCTTTAAAGTTATACGTCCCCGGTATTCTAAGTACACGGGCTACCTCAAAAACTTTCCCATCAATATGAAAATTATGTAGTACACATAGTTCGCGCAGACGGTCAGCAACAGGTTCCCATTGTCCTCGTGTAACTGGTTCGGTCAGCGCCCAGTACACATGGATGCCTCTACCGGAATTAACCAGTATAGGTTTGGGTAGACCAATTAGTTTGCAAAAGCGTTGTAACTCCTGCATGCCCGTAGCCTGATCAACATACCCATCGGGGCGACCAGTCTTAGAATTGATCTCTGCTTTGCCTTCACCGCAATCAATATCCAACCAAAATGCTTTGAGGGCTTTGACGTTATCTTTTAAACGGTTCTTATTTGTCTCGAACTTGGCGACGCCAAAGTACACATTCCATTTATTCTGGACGTATTCTTGCGTTCGTGTATCTAATTCTTCTCTTGTAGCAACCAACTCCTGACGAACATCATCACCTCGTATGCACAGTAATGCAAACCACCCATCGGGCGGCTGAACAATACTTAAAAGGTCAACGTTGGTCATGGTTGAAAAAGGGGGATTGCTCCCCCAAAGGCTCCTCTCCTAAGCCGACTGTTATTTGGTTATGCGTGCTAAGTAACGGGTAACTAAGTCAACCATCATGGGCTGAGGTGAACTCTTTCCCATGAACCAGTTGTACAAAGTCTGCCGACTGACGCCCAGCGCACTTGCAACTGTGCTTACTGAGATGTCCCCCTTGATGCACGCACGCCCTAGCCGCACACCAAGGTTTTCCTTGTCAGCCTGTTTGTTTAGCGCAACCAGTTTCGCGCTATACCCGTAACTCATTACTCGTCAGCCCATTTGCTAACAACATCAGCAAGATTGACCTTTTCCTTTGGTGGCTCAGGTTTCTTGACCGTGCGCTTAACAGGCTCCTCAATAACTTCGTCTTCTGGCTCATCCGAGCGAGACACTTTTTCAACAGGTTTGGGCACAGCCTTCTGTTCAATTGCCGGGGGCTGCTTCTTTACACCGTCTGCTTGCGCAACGGTAATCATGGTGTACATCTTGGTCTCAGGCTTAGACTGAGCGGCCCGGACTAATTCGTACTCTTCGTCACTAACATTACGCAACGGGGTAAACAGCAACTCCATAGAATCCGCATTCAGATCATAGGAGACGTTAGTCACTACGTTGTCGGGCGACTCACCGTTAGCAAGAAGGTACTTGACATAAGACTCGAACGGATGCACATTGCCCGTACCCTTACCAAACAAAGATTTAGCAGGGACATTGAACTGATACACGTCGCCTGAGTTATCACCCTCAACTAGCACAGAGATACGACGTTGGAAACGGCAAGCACGACCACCCTGCTTACCCGAACCCTTGATGTTCTGAGGGCAGTCAGCACAGTTTGTATGCTGTTTATTCGCAGCCGCTGCTTCGGGCTTGTCACCCAAGTTAGACCAACAATCGGGTAGAGTAGGCGCCGCATTGGGATCATATTCTGCTTCGTAGTAGGTACGGGAAACTTTGGGTAATGCGTGAAGAATGATCACATTGATCTCACCGCGCACAGCGTTACCAATTTGCTCCCCGTTAACCATACGCTTAAATGTACCGTTGGTATTGGTTTGAATGCGGCGTGATTGCGATGCCGTGCTTAAAGACCTAGCAAGATCACTAAGTTCCCTAGCACCGGTAGTAGTAACTGCACCTTGTTTGAAGATTGAAACGTTGCTCATAAAGACTCCTTATTTCTTGGTTGGTTTACGGACTTGCACGGTATATTTGCGCTCGGCTTGCATACCCACAGGGAAAGCATCGGGGTTGATTTCAAGGAACTCGCGCATGTTAGTGCCGTGGATTCTTTGCTCCAGTAGGAAAGGTGCATCGTGCTCTTTGATGAACTGATACATCGAATCCCAATCGCTCGTCCAGTACCGTGTTGAAATCCGGCGAGAGATTGTTCCTACTGGTGTTCTAATGCTGTCAATGTTTTGCGTGTTGCAATGACCCAATAACTCCCCTGCTACAACATCAAACTGAACTTGTAGTTCTTGTACTTCTTGCTTGTGTTGTTCTTCTTTCTCTTGGATTGCATCACGTAACTTTAAATACACAGATACCAACTTGTTAAGGTCAACTTCGACCTTATCTGCTACTTCACTCATGGGTATGCTCCTACGACTTGGTGAACTACTATTGTATCATAACATTTGACTTTGTCAAACAGTTTCTTCTATTTCCTGTCGGTACAAGTCAATTATTTTATTGTGGTTTGTAATGTTGTTTTGCAACATGTAATACAACTTAGATTCTACTTCACTACCCTTGATATGCACCACAGTCATGGCATTTTTTTGCCCCGGACGGTTGATACGTGCATTTGCTTGTAGGTAAGTTTCTACGCTCGTTACTGGTGCGTACCATATCACGGTATTGGCGGCAGTCAGCGTGAGACCGTGTGAGGCGGCTTGAGGCTGTATGACAAGCACGTAGGGGTTAGGGTTTTCCTGAAATTGCTTGACTAATTCAGTACGTTTATTTACCGAAACCTGTCCGTTAATTACCCCGCAAGTTATGTTGTTCTTTTCAAGGAACGCTTGAAGAAGTTCAATAGTGTGTGTAAATGGTACGAATACTAGAACCTTATGAGACGACTCTTCGATCACCTCAAGAATTACTTGTAGTCTGTTACTTACATCAAACTCTATAACCTCCCGTGTGTCTGAGTAAACTGCACCGCCCGAGATTTGCAATAGTTTGTTGATGTTAGTCGCCGCATTGACTGCACTAACGGATTCCCCACCCGCCGTGATCATCATTTGCTTTTTGAGGATCTTATAAAACTTGGTTTGTTGGGCGGTTAGCGGTGCGTCTCGTTCAACGTAGGTTACTTCTGGTAAGTCTAGGCACTGGTCTTTCTCGAACCGGATAGCGGGCTGTAGAATTTTATGTACCACACCTTGCGCCCCGGGCTTGGGAATCCACCGATACTGGGACACCTTATACATAACCTGATCCCGGTATTGCCCATAGTATTTAGGGGTGCCATCGGGGTTAATCAGCCTACCCAATCCAAAGGCATCCAAGGGGGACTGAGCCGCCGGGGTGCCCGTCATCATCCAGAACCACTTGGTTTTGGCGGCTACCTCTTTAAGGATCTTCCAACGGTTAGTTTGGGCATTCTTGTAGGCCGAGGCTTCATCGACAACCACCATATCGAAGCCACCTTCAATAATCTCATCCTTAACTACCGCCAACCCATCAAAGTTAATAATTACGTACTCAGAGCCAGCATCAATTATTTTCTTACGGATACGTGCGTCGCCATAGGCTACGGAACAGGAGCGGTGCATCGCAAACTTGAATAGGTCGTTCTGCCAAGCCGACTTCATGATGGAGAGGGGGCAGAGCACCAACACCCGCTTGACCTCCCCAATCTTCATTAAATAGTCCGAGGCCCATATTACGGAGGCAGTCTTACCCGTACCCTGCTCGTTAAAGCAGAATGCCCGCTTGTGCAATGTTAGAAAAGATGAAGTCTCTTTTTGATGGTCAAACGGCTTTAGTTTCCCAGTCCATTGGTAGTCCCGCTTGATCGTAGACGGTACCCCTTTGATGCGCAGTTTGGCTAGGGACTGTGCTTCTAATAGCCCCCAATTAACTGCCACATCGTATATATCCTCGGTCTGGTTTACTACTGCACTCTTCTTGATTTGTTCTGTTATTAGGTGTGGTCGTCTTGTCCGAACCAAAAGCACCTTGTCATTTAGTATTTGCACGCTTTCTTTCCCGTGGACTTGTTTCCGATACCAGTTTCTTGTTTGCATCACGGTCAAAGGAGCGGTTGGCTGATGCCTTAACTACCTTCAATCCATCTTTATTTGTACCACCTTTTGACATGGCTTTGACGTGGTGGACATCTGTACCGTCCCCCTTTGTTGCCTTGCCTTCACGGAGGGCTTTACGCCGTGCGTTGTTACGTTGAGCACGGTTCTTCTTTTGTTCTTCGGTTCCTTGATATTCTTCGTACTCTTTTTTGTACGGGCGGGGTTTGTTTACGTAGGGCACAGGGTTCTCCTTTCACCGTTTACGGTTGTGCTCACAGGCTATCACAGGACAGAACTTACATAAAGGGCCAGTATTAGCGTTCCATACTCCTGATTCTTGAGCAGCAGCAAGGCGATCTAGTCCCTCGTCAAACGTGGAAAAATATGAGTCCCGCATATTGGCGGTATGTTCTTTGTGGATGAACTCCCCGCTAATTACAAATACGAGGGCTGACTTTATCTTTTCGACTTGGGGGAAGTGGGTGAATAGCGCGGCGGCTAGTATGTCTAACTGTTTCATGTCTGCATACTTGGCGTTTTTGCTAGTCTTGTAGTCAACCGAGAAAGCCAAGGTGTCCTTAACAATTACCAAGTCCCCGATGCCACGCCACCACACATCTTTATCAAAGAACCCGCATGGCTCGTACCCAGTCGGCGTGCGCTTGACACCCAGTTTGAGTTCGCAATGCTTTTCTCCGTCGATGATATTGAATGCCTCGCAGATGTCTTGGAGGAAAGGAAACTTCTTGGGTATGGGCGTACCTAGTTTTATGTATTCTTCAGCAGCCTTATGTACTTCTTGTCCATAGATTGTAGCCTCGCTACCTTCGTCTTTTACGTCTTTAACAATACGTAGGTGGTAGTACTTTTTAGGGCACTGCTCGAAAGTTTTTAGTGATGAGTACGACCACGTAATATTGCTCATATAAAGTCCTTGTTTTTAATTCCTAAGTCAAGCGATAACATTAGATCTCTCTTAAATACTTGACTAGATCGTTGTACTTCGCAGTTGGTTTTAATTTCTTTACCCGCCTCCTTTTCACATGCTTGGGCATAGGTAAAGATTGGCTATCCGGGTTGGTTTCATCAGCCACACGATCAATCAGTCCATGCTTTCTCAACTTCTTAATGCGCCGGTGGGTAGTAGCGTAAGACGCCGCTTTAAAGTTTTTGATCAAATCCATGATGG